GAACCCTCTTCTTGTGCATTTGAGAAAGCAGATAATTTAACATTTGCTAAGTCAGCTAATGCAGCACACAATGGATTTCCAGTAACTGATTGTACTGTAATTGTGTTAGATCCGTCTTTTGATTGAACACGACCTACGTTTGCAGCTGTAGAACCTGTAACTTTAGGGAAACGTAACAAGTCACCAACTAACACGAATTGATAGTCAGCAGCAGAAGCCAATACGATAACTGGTTTCGTAGTTGTTCCAGTTGGAGTAGATCCAGAAACTGTTAATAATTTGTAAAGATTGTCATTGTAGAATGAAGTATAGAAAGGAACCGCAGTTGCATCTTTCTTTCCTGCCATATACATAAAATCTAACCACTCAGCATCATCTTGGATGTCAATAAGTTGGTTATAAAATCTCTCTTTGGTCTAAGAGAGCCACCGCGGAGGCGGTGTACTTGTCGGTAGCACCTTGTGCACCATAGCCGTAAGTAAATGCCATTTTGTTTTAGTTTTAAGTTTTTAAAAAATTGTTTTTTATTTTATCCACCGAATGGTTTCCCATCGATAGCTTTTATCACGAATCCAGAGCCTCTTGAAGGAGTCTGAACAACATCTTCAGCTTTAGTATTTTTAAGCTCGTTAAACAATCTTTATTCTCCTAGGGATTTACCATAATTGATTAAAGATTTTTCTACAGCAGCTGGGTTATTAGCATAAGTCCAAGCCTTCATCCATTTCTTCATATCCAATTGACCGTCTTGGCCAACGAACTTTTGAAAGAATTTATTTTGGTCTAATGTTTCACCCAAAAAGTCAGCGCCTTTGTCTACCTCAAAATTCATTCTATTTTCACCGTCTCCAAATTCTACAAGTCTGCTCGTCTCGAATTGCTTGTAGTCTGGTAATGAAGTTAAATGATTTTTGAAGCTTTCTACTTGTTGCTGAATTGCTTCTTGTTTGAGCTTTCAACTGTGCTTCAATTGCCGACGCAGGGTTTTCAAAAGATTTAGGTTTGTACTGAGCTTGTTCGGCTTTTAATCCATCTCGGATCTTGTCTGCCTCAAGCTTCATCATCAAACGTCCAACTTTATCATCCTCTTCGTCTCCTGTTATTCCAAACTCTTTTTGTAGAGTTTTCTGTAATATCAGATTTCTTTCTTCCTCACCTAAACTTGGATATTTAGAATCGATTTGTGTTTTCAAAATCTCTTCATCTGTATACAAGTCGTAGTTTGTATTAGTCTTAATTAAGAACTCATCAAGCTGGTTAGACTTATAAGCTTCGATTAATTGCTTTGCATAATCGTCTTCTTGTAAACCTAATTTTTCCCAAGGATCAAAAACAATTGGTTCTTGAAGTAGCTTGTTCTTGTGTAGATACTACGCTTTCCGTCGTATCCTCTGATTTATAAACTGGAACATCAGTAGTTTCAGTTGGCGCACTTTCTGCTACAACTTGAGTTTCTTCTACCTTTGTTTCAGTAGGTGCTTCCTCAAATTGATTCACAGGTTGGTTGTATTGAACCCCTGCACTTGAGTACTCACCTTTTAATGTCCACTTTCCTTCTCCTGCAAATGGATTCTCTTGAGGAGCTTCCGCTTGTGGAGTTGCTTCTGTAACTGGAGCAGCTTGTTCAACTACTTGTTCAGTCACTTGTGCTGTTTCTTGTGTGTTTTCCATTTGTGTTTGTGTTTATGTTGTTAATGAATATATTACGCACCTTGTTGATCCTGAAAGGCTAACATAGCATTTTCACCTTGTTGAGCTTGTTGCTCTATAGAGTTTTGATCCTCTGGATTAGGTTGATTTGCCATATTTTGTTCTACATAAGGAGCTTGAGGAGTTTCTTGTCCGTTTACTCCAGGTATTTCGCCATCCATACTTTCTTCTTGACTTATTTGGTTTGATATATTGCCAGCTTCTTCGTCAGATAAGAATGAAAAGTTTTTAGGTTGTTGTAAGTTTAATTCTTTTCCACCTGCCGTTTCTGGAGCAACCCTTGATTGCAACTCTGCTGGAACATCAATTTGTCCCATCTCTTCCATCTTGTCGTCTTGTAGCAATTTAGTTTTGTTATCTCTAATATTAGCAGCATCTCTTTCTTTTGCTTGAACAAACGAAGACTCAACTCTACCACTAGCCGCAATTCTTTCTCTCTCTAAATCAAAGTCTCCTCTTAATTGAATTAACTTAGATTCCATATCAGCTTTAGCTTGAATAATTTGAATATCTAATTGAGTTTGCAATTGTGCAGTCTGTTGTTTAGCTTGCTCAGCAACCATAGCAGATTGTTGTTGAATCTGACCATTCATTTGCTGTTGTTCTTGAGCTTCTTTTTGTTTCTCTTCTTTATTCTTTTTAACTTTATAAGCTAAGAATAATTCTCCTTGTTTTATATTTTGTATATTATTTAAACGTATAGCATCGTCAATACCTATCTGGCCAGACTGAAGCGCAACTTTTACTAACTCATCCAACTTAGCTTTTTCTTCAGCTGTTGGCTTATCCATAATTGAAATACCATATGTATATTTAGATATTTCTTTTGATTTTTTTAACAAATCAACTGTTCCAAATCCTAAAGAACTTTCATAGCTTTTTCCACCACCAAGTTTAATTTGATCTTGAACTCTTATAATAACTGCTTCAGCTAAAGATTGAGCAACTGCTCTATCTGCATAGCTAATATCACTTAAAGCATTATTAGTTCCAGATGCAGCTAATTGTGCAACTGTAGTTAAAAACTTAGGGTTTGGAGTTGATCCGTCTGTAAGTTCATTTAAACCTAGCGTCTGACGAATCATATCTAGATTATTATTAATCATATTCCAATACTCGCCAATAGCATTCCCTACACCGCCTTCCAATTGGTTGATAGCTGGAGGAACTTGTTTTCCATCTGCTGCTACTGAACGACTAACTAATACACCTCTTTGCAAGTATAAGTCAATGATATCAGAAGGACTCATAGCCTTTCCTCCACCAGACAAGCTAACTTCTTCTAGCGCTGCAAGGTTTATATTAAAACCACGTGGGACAGCAGTGTTTAATTCGTGCTGTAATCTATAGTAAGCTAATTGAATAGCATCAGCGTAAGGAATAATAGCTTCCATACGGCTAAATGTTTTCATATCAAAGAAATCAACTGGAGCAATATGGAAACTAGATTTAGCTCTCGCTATGTTAATAGGATCACGTTTAATGTTCCATTGTTTGCCGTAGTCAAAACAAATATTAGTTCCAACAATCCACTTAACTCTATATACGCCTACAACTTGTTTTCTTTTGAATTTTTGTTTTTTATTATTAGTATCTTCAAATCCAGCTCTTCCAAAAACAGTATTACCTCTACGGTCAACTCTTTCTTCTCTAACTAAATCATCAGTAGACATAATTTCTAGATCCAATACCTGAACTTTTCCTTTATTCCAAAAGTCATTATATGTACCATAGTATGCATTACCTACTGGCATATTTCCACGCCATTGGTTTGCATTTGCATACTTATAAATAAACTCAATATCTTCGCTTGTTAATTCACCATTGCTCATTTGAATTAACTGAGCAACAGGAACCTCTAAAACTTCACCTGCATATCTTAAGTCTCTAAAGTCAGGATATGTACAGAAGTTAGATAAAAATCTTCTAGGGTCTACTCTTCTAAATCCTACTAAACCATCTTGTTCGTAATCTTTAAATATAGCAACACCATAGTCAAACTGATCTTGCAATTGTTGTCTGCGCTGTCCTTCATAATCATTTTGATTAAACACCAACTCAACAACTTGCTCTGCCTCCATAGACGTTTTATGCCTCATACCAATTTCAGCAATTGATATACCATCTAAATCTTCTGGCTCGCCAGCACCTGCTTTTAGCTGAGGCATTTCGGCCAAATCTTGTCTTCCTAGTTTCTTTAACTCTTCTCTCATCATTGCCTTAACTTTCATTTCGGCAACTTGAGCATCTAACTCGTCTTTAGCAAAAGGATCTATCGGATCTATTTGAATATCATAGTTTTGCTTCTCTAATAATCCTAAAGCTGTTCTTCTGAATTTAGGTATAATAGGCAATACAGACCAATCAACAACAAGATTATTGTTATTAGGATCTTGGTCTGGAGTTAATACTCTTTTGTATCTTTCTATAGATTGACGGCCTTGAGCGTATGTTTTAATCCACTCATATTTGTCTCTAGATCTATAACCGATTGAGCCAAATGGTGTGTCTCCGTAGGAGTTAAATGCTGCTTGCGCAAATTGCATTAACCACTCTTTTGATTCCTTTTCTTTAGGGCTTACATCCTCGTTTGGGAATAAGGTCCTTGCATTGCTAATTATTTCTGCTGACATCTCGTCTTATTAGTTGTGTTGATATAATACGCTTTAAAAACCTAGTTTTTTGCCCAAAAGGTTGCTAGAGCTCTTTCCCCTTAAGAATGGTAATACGTTCAAAACATCAATATCTTCCTTCTTTCCGACCTTTGGATTATACTTGTGGTTATTAATTAACATAAGTGCATAGCCTGCCGCCATTGCGCTATCCGACTTGGTAGTATCTCCTGGATCAAATTGTAACCACTCCTCTATAAGCCCTTCGAACCAAACATTGTTTATATGGTCATTTATGTACTGATCCGTTAATTCGGCCATATACGTAGTAGTCTTTAGCGTAGCTGACAAACCCCTTGTAGTCTTATCTGGAGGCATAAAGCAGAAGTCTGCACAGCCTTTCTCCTCAAGGTAATAAATAATACCTGGTTTATTGTTCTCTATAAGCGCATTACAGCCATAAAAGCATAAAGCCATACGTACGTCCTCATAAAAGGTTTCAGGCGAATCTGGGCGATTACAATAGTAAAGAACAGGGCTCATATCAAACTCAGTAGGAGACAATGGGTTAGCTTTCTTAAATATAACC